TGTACAATTAACTGAGTTGTATGTTATTGTTGTTGCACTATTAATAGGTATTGTTATTTCTTCACCATTGGAGTTTGGAATAAAAGTTAATCTTCCCTCACTTTCCAAAACAGGTACTGTTTTGTCTCCAATTGTTTTAGATCTAAACCATTGTAATACAGAATCAATTCTTCTTTTAGATAAATTTCTATTATATTCTACCTCTGCTGGCGCAGATGCGGATCCTTGTAATTCAATTTTAACTTTTCCGTTTTGAACAATAATTATTTCTTTTAACTTAGCTAAAAATTGATTACTTAGATACTGGTAGTTACCAATAATAATATCATTAAAGAAGTTTGGTATGACACTTTTATTTATGTATTTTTCTGCCCCAACGTAAACATCAACGGGTGGTAGATTAACATAATTTGTATTTTTAACTGAAAGGTATTGATTGTGCCAAAAATCATATGGTTTAGTTGCCGTAACATCAGTAGTGTAATATCCCTCAGGATAATCATTGTCAAAATAAAAAGAATAGTCTATAAACTCCTTGATCTCTTCCATATTGACAATTTCTTCTGTATTTTGACCATTGGTTAAAGTTTCATCGTTTGTAGTATTTTCACCATTTCCACCTACAGTTATTTTTACATCACCACCTTCAGATGACTCAGATAAACTAGTTGATTTATCTACGCTAACATTTTTATAAATTTCACCTAATTCTTCTTCAGTTAATCTTGGTTCATTTAACAATTGTTGATAAGTATATAAATCACTAGTTGGTATGGTATTAAATTTAATTGCCAAATCATATAAATCATACTTAACACATCCCGCAAAAAATGAATTAATAATAGAATCAACTTCTTTTGAGGATTTATTTGATAATTGTTTTTCAATAATAGTATTCATTGCTGCTGGAGTATCGACAACTATTTTCCAATTTATACTTCCACTTCTACTTGTGTTTGAATAAGTGTATATTGGTTCTGGTCTACCTAAAAATTTAGTTGGGTTCCAATTAGCACTAGAATCTTCACTAAATGATATGTCGTATGGTGGAAACCACATTATTCTACCACCATTTGGTCCTTTTTCACAGGTTGGTAAATCATCATAAGTATATCCCGGTTGATCTGAAGTTCTCCAAGCTAAATTCTCCAATGAGAACATATATTTTTTTACTTTACTGTCAATGATATTAGTTGATCCAGGATTTCTTATTGGTGCAATATTTAAATTAAATGTATTATCAAGAACAGAATTATTGAATTTACGACCTGATGTTGTAATACCATCAGTTTTTTGTAAATCAGCATATGTTAAATATGGTGTATCTTTTTGGAATACTCGACAATATTCTCTACCTATCTCAGTTCCATCAACACCAATAGTACTATCTCCCGTCGAACTATCGTAGTAAGCAATAACTTGAGAACCTTTTGTCATTTCTTTATATCCATCATTGAATACTTTGGAGACTTGATTTATAGCATTACCCGCGTGTTTTAATCTAGCCTGTCCACCAACATTGTCTGCGGCGTTTATTATTCTTTGAGTATTATCTAATATTGATCCTCCCCTAAATTCAATCTCCGTAGATAAATTTTGATCATATGAATTTTGAATTTGGTTAAACTCTTCGTCAATAATTTTATTTTCTCCACCAACCCCAACTTTCCATCCAGCATTTTCTTTATATTTTGGTGATGTCCATACAAAATTTCCATTTATACCCCCTTGATTAGAATATGATTCCGCCTGTAAACCAAAATTAATTTTACCTTCGTTACCCTCATAAAGTTTACCTAATTCAGAAGGTCCGTACACCAATGTTGATTGTTGTTTTCCAAGGTAATTAACAGCAACTTGATTTGCGGGATGAGTTATAAGTGACGGTTCAACATCTTTACTACCAACATAATAACCACCCCCACCATTAGGTCCTGCACCAAATAAATTAGATATGACACTTGTAAATTGTTGTAATAGTGGTTTATCATAATTTGGTCGATATAAATTATATTCTAAACTTTTAAATAAAACAGATTGTTGACCATTACCAGTGTTTGCTAAAAATATTTCAGAAGGACTCCTAAAATTATTTAAAACAGAACCTAACGCTCCACCTGTTAAATTGTTTACAACGTTTAAGGCGTTTTGAGTTTGTGGTGAATATATTGGGTCAGGATCATCAAAGTAATCTCCAGGAATAAATGATACAGGAAAATAAGTCCCTGTTAATCGATTTAAAAAACTTACAGCGGCTAACAATGGGTTTTCAGGTATTGTTATTTTCCAATTCTTAGTAAAGAATGGTTGTTGTCCAGTTGCCAACATGGTGGCACTAAAAGGATCTTGTAAAGTACTTAAGTTAATACTACCAAGAGTCATTTGATATATTTCTTGAGCTATTCTATCCTCAAAATACCCTTTTAATTGAGATGCCCCAATTTTTGCAAGATATGAATCTTGTGATAAATTACCCATATCCCCACTTGGATTACTTGAAAGTAAAATTGAATATGGTGTATAACTTGACGGAATGAAAATAGTTGGTACTCCATCGTAATATGGTAAATAATACTGTGAAGATAATTGTAGGTCGGTTATAATAATTAAATCTTTATAACCCCCTTCAGGTCCAAACATATTTCTAATATATGCTGCATCAATATAAAATTCATTAATTAAATCTAAGGCCGAATCTGTTGGATCATAAGGACCATTATTACTTTCAACGGGTAATGGTGATCCTGGAACACTATATTTACCTAAAAATCCTCCATCAGGTCCCCATTCATTTAATGGATATAAATTATTTGCTAATTGGTTTGTTGAAATTAAATTGTCAGGTGAATCAATAACATTACTATTGTTTAAAGGACTAATCTCATAAACCACATTACCAGATGGGGGGTTAAACGACCCTTCTACCTGATATGGTGGTAAATTTCTAGCTATTAATAAATCTCTAAAAGATGATGATGATGTAAATGATAAAACACTTTCTGGCATTTTTTTTTTCTTTATTTATAAATACCTTTAGTCGGTTTTTTTTTATTTAAAAATTGGTTTTTGACTATTTGATACTCTAATATTATCAATTCGATTAAGTAATTCTTGCATATTTTTTGTTCCATCAGGACCATTAAAATAATTAGATATTGCGGTATTAATATCTTGAATTGACTGAGTACTAATTTTATCATCAGCAATAACATTAAAATCAACGGCGAATTTATTATCAGTTGTTATTGTCATTGGTTCATAAGAAATAGCCAAGTTTGGGTTATTTAATGATTGAATTAAAGGTGTATCATCTCCTCCCATACCAAATATTGTAGGAATAGAAGTTTTTAATTCCTCAAAATAAGTTTTTGTCATTTCTTTAAAATCTTTAAACATATCTCCAATACCTAAAGTTTTTATTAACTCACTAACTTCATTAACAACATAATCAGTTCCTGTTCTGTAATTCTTACTTTCTTTACCTTTTTGAGGTATTTGTTCGTCCAACATTTTTTGAAAAAAATTTAAACCACCTTTATATCCACCTTGAAGTGTGTTAGAACTTGCAATACCGTATTTAGCTGCTCCCACAAAAGTATTCATAGATGATTCAATTCGTTTCAAATAAGTTAATTGATCTTTCGCAATTTCTTCCATTGATGCGTCATTACTTTTTTGTTGTTGTGCCAATTTTGCAACATCATCAGTACTTAATTCACTAACTAATTTATCTATATATTCTCCCGTTCCTTCTTCCTTACCATCTTTACCTGTACGTGTTTCTTCTATTCTTACTACCGCTCTACCTGACTTATCAATTTGTGCCATTGTTGCAATAAGTTCTCTATCTTCTTTGGTTGCAATATCGGTTGGGAATTTAATTTGTTTTAATTTCATTTCAAACATCCCCGCATTTATTGCCATTTTTTGTAATTCGCCGGCAGGTAATCCCATCGACTTACCAATTTCGTCAATACGTCTTTTAGCTCCAGGTAATATTTCTATTTGATTATTCTCCTTATTGAATCTTGTAAACTCTTTTGTCATGTTTACAATTTGGTTTTGTAGTTCTGTTGGGTCATTTTGAGCTAAATCCATCAATCTTAATGGATCAAGTAATTGACTTGATGTTACACCTAATCTTTGTAGTGATGCGGCAAATTCAATTGCCCCTTCAGGATTAAATACTTTATCTACAACAGTAAATATTGATGACATATTAATCCCCAATCTTGATGCTTGTGCTGCCATATTTGCTAATCCTTTAATCCCACCCTCAAAATTATAAAGGTTCATTTTATCTAAATTAGTAACAACACCCGCAGAAACAGCTTGAACTGTTACCCCTGCTTGTCTAGCAATTTTAACAACATCTAACATTTTAGGTTCAATACTTGCAATACTAACACCGACATCTCTAAATTTTTCCGCTAATTCACTTTGTTTTACTTTAGTTACTTCTGCGGTTGCAGCAAAACTAGCTAAAGAATCGGCATTCAACATAATATTAACATTCATGGTTTCTCCCAAACCTTGTAACGTTTCCGCAACATCACCAACTTTAAGTCCCATACCAACAAATTTGGGTATTGCGTCAGCAACAGTTTGGGTCAATTCTCCCGCTCTTTGTTTACTAATACCAAAAGTTTTAACTAATTTACTTGCTTCTGAATCTAAGTTAGTTAATGCAGTAAGTAAACCTGTCCCAATTTGTTTGTTTATAGTTGCAATTGTTAATGAAACACCATCTAAAGGGTTTTTTAACGTGGCATTTACAATGTCTGTGATATTGTCAAGTGATAATAATGGATCTTGGAGTACTGTATTATCAACAGGAGTTTGAAGTTCCACTTCAGGAATTATGCTAGATTTTGATTTTGGCGGTCCCATATAATAAAACTATTTTTATAATAAATATAAATTATTTATTTTTTTTGTGTTCCTCAATGATTTTATCGATAAGATATCTTCTCACATATGTTGGCATTTTTAAATACTCGGAATAAGATGTTCTTAACATCTTTGCCAATAAATAAAATTCGTCTAATATAAATTTTGAGTAATCAGAAGAAAGGCCGAAAAAATTCCACCCCAAAAGCAATGTTCACCATTACTCTTTCTCCTGACGGGGCGATAACTTCTTTTAATAAATCTAATCTTGGTTCATTTTCTAACATAAAGTTTTTAATATGTTTTGAATCCATTATTGGCATATTATCAATAAACTTAACAATATCTCCCCTATTAGTATTACCATCAATATCAACGATCATATTACTTAATCTAAGAGTTGCAATAGGTGGTATTATTCCTGATGGATATCCACTTAAAGTTTTTTCAATATCAACAGAATCTCTCATAGTTAAAAATTTTAACGTAACATTAGATTTTGTTCTTGGTAATGTTGTTTTTAAATACCCATCATCATCAGGTTCAATCTTAATTTTTTTAATATTTAATTCATCAAGTAAAATTGTTGCATTAAATTCATTATTTGTTTGTGGGTCAGTAACACTTACAACATATTCAGGACCAAAAGATGTATTTCTTAAAAATATTAATAATGCCTCAATGTCCGCATCTAAAAGATCTTCAGGTCTAATATCCGTTTCATATAATTTATTTCTTAATAACGGTAATACAATTGATTCCTTAATTGTTTTATTTGGGTTCATACTTAAAAGAGTATTTTCATCGGCAGCAGTTAAATAACCAATTTTAACACTTTTCTTTTTAGATTTATAATATTTACCACCCGAAGGTAAAGACACAACATCGTGAGGTAAATTAAAATCCATTTGACCATACTGTTTTGAATCGTTTTCCATAATTGTTTTTTTATTATAAAGATACTTTACTTATATTTTTTGTAAATATATTTATTTTTTTTAGTTAAAATCTTAATAATTAATATATTTTGTTATTTTAATAAAAAAAAATTCCCATACATATTAATATATGGGAATTAAATATCGTATCTATGAATAGATATATTTTAGTTTTATTTAAAAGAAATTAATAAACTAATATACAACGGTCCATACGAAGTGTTCCACTAATGTCCGCCAAAGCATCTTGAGAATATGATAATGTTCCAAAATTAACATCAGTTAAAAATGTGCCTTCTAATATCCATTTTTCTACAACAACTCCTGTTGGATCTAACATTTCAAGATCAACATTTTTTTTGTATCCTGCAGCATAACCCATACGACCTGTAACGGACTCAGCACATAAACGAACCCATTCCATTAAAGCTTGTGCAGCAGATGGTCCAATTGGGTCACGGAATTTAACTGTGATTGCATCCCAATTAAATCTACCAGCAACAAATGTTGATGTATTTAAGAATTGTATTTCGGTTGAACCGATTTTTATTGATGGCCTTGAAGCACTTTCCACAAACCACTCGTTGATACCCAAATCTGAAGGAAACCTTATAATAAACCTGTTCTGCCTTTTGGGTTCGTACGGAACTGGCATTTTCATTAACAAATCAGCCATAATTTTTAATTTTTAATTTTATGTTTATTTTTATTATAAATATACGATAAATAAAATTTTTCTATTTACTTTTATTTTTTTTTAAATAAAATATACTAGTACTAGCATTTATTATTAATATTTTGTTTTTATTCCTCTTGATGTTAAGTAAGTTTGTAGTATATTATCTTCTTTATCTTTAAAATAATCTTTCATACTAGCTACATTTTTTACATCATCATCTGAAAAACCAATAAATGGCTTAATATAATTATTTATTTTATTTTTTATTAAAGCTTTTTTCTGCAACTGGAGAGAAATTTTTTTAACATATTTAATAAATTCTTCCATAGCTTTAATTTTTCCTGGTTCTGGATTTGTTTCAGAACTCATTCCAAAAGAAACAGTGTGAAAACGACATAAATCTAAATATGATTTTATTAGTTTATCTTTAGATAATTTACCCTCATCCGCTAAATCTTTATATTTTAATAAATTTTTAACCAACTTATTTGAATCAATACCATTTTTGTTTGATTTAATTAGTTTATATATACCTTGTTTAATTGCTGATGGTGTGTGACCTCTTGCAGTAATTATAGAAAAAATGGATCCATTATTAATTGCTTCAACAAAATCATCCCATACTGGTCCTGTTGGTGAGACCATAACATCAATTAAAAATTGATCGTCATAAGTAACACCGAACTCGATATAAGCATCTTTTGCTGGTCCAACAATGGTATGTCCATTATATTTAAATAATTTTTTACCGACCATATCTCTAAATTCCGCAAAATCTTTTGTGGTCATACCTACTTTATTACCTTTATCATTCAAAAGATAAATTTTTGTTGGCATATACATTAAATTATCATCCCAATCAAATGAATAATATTTTACTGCCGGAATTAAATCAATAGGATTAATTTTCATTGTGTTTATTTTTATGTTGATAAATTGTAAATTGGTCGAAGTCTCCTTCTCTATCTGCATATTTGAAGTCAATATGACTTAACGTATTCTTTCTTTCTTTTATTATGTTATTAACAACTTTATTAAGATTTACAATTGTACCATCAAAATCTGCAAACCCTTCTAAATCGGAAATTTCTGTATTATTTTGAAATTCATAAATCATTAGTTCGTAGTGAGTTTCATCGTAATCCTTTGGAATTTTACTAATACATTTTTTTATTAGTACTTTGTGTTCTGATGTTATTTTCATAGTTTTTTTCTTTATGAAAACAAAGGTAATAAAAAAAAGGAGAACTTGCCTCCTTTTTTTTATTTTTTTTTCATTTTAATAATTAAATATCTTCAAATGAAGCTCCAGTTGGTGTTATATAGAATGTAATATCTATAAATTCTAAGGATCTTGTTGGTTTAATATAAATTTTACCTGTCATTTGATTTCTATCTAAGTCTGCTGTGTCAGAAGAAACTGTAACTCGGAAATCATATAAACCTCTATCTCTTCTAATAGCGTCTAATATTGGATTTACAGAGTTTAAAAAGTCTTGTCTAACTTGTTCGTCATTTTGATCAAACAATAACCTTACAGATACTGCTGAGATTAATTTACGAGCTTGTAATAACAATCTTCTCACGTTAATTCTATCAAGAGCTGACTCTCTTACTTGTAAAGTTTTATTACCCCAAATTACGGTTCCTACATCAGAGAAGGTTGCAATTGGATTAATTCTTCCTTGGTAAAGAGTATCTCTATCTTCTTGAGTTAATTTTTTACGTGCTTTAATTGAGTTTACAATACCTCTTGTGTAACCTGCCGCTGCAAACCAAGGGAACGCAATATTATCTGTTAAGGCTAAATTTCTAGTTACCTCAGCAGTTGCCGGTATATATATTTGTGTATTGTTTACACTATCACGAGTTAACACCCAAGGATAATAAGTTGCGGTATAGTTAGAATCAATTCCTGTTGTTTCTAAATTATCTACCGCTTCTTGAGGATAAATAATACCATCATTACCTGTAGTTGTTGGTAAAAACATATTATAGTCGGGAGTTGTTGTAATATAAAGTGAATCCGCCCTATCATTTTCGATCATATCTATTGTTGATTCAACTAAGTCACTATTATTAAAATAATCAATACCCGGTGAAACAAACACATTAATGTTAACCGCTTCAGGATTAGAGAATGTTTGAATTCCTAATAAATAAGCGTAGTAGTCAGTATTTGCAAAATCTTGAGTTCCATCACCAACAGAAATTTGTTTGAATGCTCCCCAACCAACCGCATTTGGATATCTGTTATCAGGACACGCTCCATTTAAATAACCAGATCTTCCTAAAACATATCTATCACTGTTAGTTCTATGTTCACGATATATGTCCCAACCATCGTAACCCCCTTGTACCAAGAAAGTAAATTTTCTTGAATAAATTCTATAATAAGGACTTGTCGGGTTATTAGGTTCAGATGAGAAATTTGCCGATCCTACATTAAATTTAGATGTTCCTGATGTTGTAAAGGCATCTGAAATAGTTATTCCTGAAGCATCTTTATCCATGTGGAAACCTTTTGATTTATAACCCCAATCAAGACTTTCAAGATCACAAGTTGAGATTGGATTTCGTTTACCAATATATTCAAAATAATTACCATCCCAACTATTATTATTAGAAATACCTAAATAGGTTCTTCTAACATTATCTCCACCACTTTGAATTGGTGTTCCAAATGGAGGATTAAAGATAACTTCTCCAGGAAAATCGTATTTTGTTTTATAAACAGGAAATGGTGATCTTGCGGTACCATAAATTCTAAAATTAAACCCGTCAAAACCACAAGGAAGTGAATCAACAGGAGCGTCTTCATTCATTTCTACCATAACATATTTAGAGTTAAGTTGGTATTCACCATCTAACGAACCTGTCTTTTTTGCAATAAAATTATTTTGACTTGGGTCCATACTACAGTTAGTAAATTTCTCAATCACAACTGGATTTGCGTCCGTATCGTAATAATCACGAATAAACACATCAAATGTTTGATTTGAAAACGAAATATTACCAATTGATATTTTTATTTCGTAATTAGCCGAATCACCATCTGAAATTGTATAAAATTTAAATAGGTTATAAACTTTTGTACCCCTAAGTTCAGACACAACCCAAGGAGAACTTGGTGTTTGGTATTTATCTAAATACCAACCAATAGAATCCGAAGCATTACTTTGTGCAGAATTTAAATCTATTAATGTTGGACTTAATCCTTTAATAAATCCTTTTTTCCAACCATAGTTTAATAAAGCCTGAAACCTTTCTTCAGTAAATAAAGGAACTACTGTTCTTGGTTTACCAAAATTATCTGTACCAAAAACTTTTGTTATATATTGTGAGTCACTTGTTGCAAAAGAAGTTTCAAAGTTAAAATTAACACCATCATCATTAGTAACATTTACTCCAAATGGTAGATATGGGTTTTGTAATACTCCAGAATATTGTCCTGTCATATCTAAAACTACGTTTGCCAAATTAGACACTTCGTAAATTGGGTTATTACCATTTGAATATGTTGATATACCTCTTGATCTAAATGTTGCTACAACTAAATCATCATAATTTGTATATGATGTTCCAGTATAATAATAAATTATTCCTTGGACACTTCCCGAAAAACACTCAACAGGTATGGGTATGGTTGTTGTTGTTGTTGTTGTTGGAACAGGAATAACACAAGGGTCGGTTGTTGTAGTTGTAGTTGTTGGTGCAGTAGTAGTTGTTGTAACCGGAGTAATGTTAGTTAAACCTTGAATAATTGACCAAAATGAAAATCCTGTATAACTTCCACCACCAACATTATCAAATAATGAATAAAACCACGGTGTGTTTGCACCATCACATAAATTATTACCACTAAAAGGTATTGATGGTACACCATAAACGTTTGTTGTTGCGGTGAATGACCCATTAGTTGTTAATGCGTCATAATCGTCATCACTAACACTACCAAAATAACTAATATTTTCAAGTTCGTCCAAAGTTGGTGTTGTACTTGTTATTGTTTTAAAAATTAATTCTTTTATATTACTATCCAAAGTTGATGTACCACCTTGTGGTGATTCATAACTCACATCCAATAAATCCAATATTTCCTGAGGGAAGTTTGATTGATATTCAATACTAGAAGTTGAATCTGTACAACCAGTAAAATCAACAGAAAAGAACGTCTCCAAAGGAATAACACATTGTTGTTCACAATTTACGGTCACTGAACTAAAACAATTAACACCAATTGTTAAACAATCAACATTTGCCTCAGTTACAATTGACCAAGATGGTCCAGCGTCATAACCTGAAAGACCTAAAATTCTTGTTACAAATAATTGATTAGATTGTTGTAAATATGATTTTGCAATGTATGCTGCCTCATATTTTGGAATTTGTGTGTTAATAAATTTTTCGGGTGAAGTCCCCCCAAAATAGTTTTGGAATTCATCATAATTTCTAATGAAAATTGGTTCAAAAGCGGGTCCTTTTAATGTTTCTCCCGCAATACCTAAGGTTGTAACACCAACACTTTGTGCCACGAAACTTAAATCTACTTCAGAAGTGTATACTCCCGGCGATACAAATACTTTACTGTTTGCCATTGTCTTTTTTTATTTAGTTATTTTATTTTCTATATAAATATTAGTTTTTTTCGCAAAAACTTTACTTCTTTGAAACTATTTATATTTTGGTATGATTTTATTCTACCTTTTTTCTACCTATGGATAATGACACTAAGAAGATAAAAAATTTAAAGATTTCCCCTGAGGTCCACAATGTGTTAAAAAAATATTGTGATAAACGAGGAATAAAAATGTATAGATTTTTAGAAAATTTAATTATGGAAAAATGTAAAGAAAAAAAAGATGTATACGGTGAAGACTAATTATAGTAATTCTTGATTAAAAATTAAAAACGACGTATCATTTGGGGATTGTTTAAAAATAACTATTCTTAGTGTGTCTCCACTATTAATTTGTATTTCTCTTACATCATTACCATAATAAAGACCATTTATATAAACGTCATATCCTGACGGAGGAGTTCCGTTTGATACGTTATCACTATCAACAAATTTTAAATTAACAGTGTAATTAAAAATTTCTATTACTTCGTTTGATGTAACACCTGTGGCAAAATCATATCTTTTTACTGATGGTGGATTAGGGGTTTCCTTTTTTTGTTTTTTCTTTTTTATTTTTACATCGGTTTCATATATTTGAAAAACTCTTGTAATTGCTGGAGATATTTCAAATTGATCTTCATCAATAAGAAATCCCAATAAAGTAAATGTGTATTTTTGGATATAAACCTTTCTTTTTTCTAAATCTAATGTTGATTCATCAGTAATATCGTTCATAACAATTGGAATATAATGACCTTTAATTACTTGATACGCTTGACGAGAAGAAAATTTTTCAAGAATAATTTGATTTAATTTATTCAATTCTCTCATTCTGTTACATATTATAACTACTGTATATGTTATATCAACAGGAACAGGTTGTGGTATTTTATAAATGTCCATCCCATGTCTTTGTCCATCCCATGTTGGAACCTTCGCATAATAATATTGTTTCCTATTTGGTATATTGTACCTTAATGCCGGATTTGTACCAAACTTAACTTCAGGAGTTCTAATTGTTGTTATAAAGGGGGGTTCTGCGTTTTTATCAATATTTTGGAAATCCCAAGTTTCAACAAACTGAGACCAATTTTGTGTTGTAATTAAAATATCAATTGCGGGAATAACTTTTCCATCAACAACACATCTTAATTCATCTCTAACAAAATCTAAAAATCCACGATCTAAATCTGCATGTAACAAAGATTTTGGAAGGTAGGTTCCATCCTCTGAAATCATCTCCGCAATCTCATGTCTTCTTGGTGTCAAGATTTTTTTATTAATAAGAGGAATTGTCTTTTTTATTTGTTTTGGAAATCCCATAATTAATTAACTAAAAATATTTTATCATCTAAATTTATCATTTCAACCTCATCAGCACTAAAAATTGGTTCTTTTGTTTTTTTTATGAGAAATGAGTCGTCGAAATAAGGGTTATATTTAATAACAACATTTCCTTCAGGACTTGGTATATCCTCACAAGGATATTCACAATAATCAATCAATGTTCCAGTAACATAAGCATGAACATTTTTTTGTTTTACTGACCTAACTTTTTCTTTTCCCTTTTCCCCCACTAAAAATTTAACATTTTTTAATCTAACGTAATCTGCCTTTAATACAACAATACCAGAAAATGTTACAGAAAACATATGTCTTGTAATATCATAATAAACTTTAACTTGTTTTTTTATCAATAAATTAGGGTCTTTTTTTATAAAAGATATTAATTCATTAGTTTGTGATTCTTTTAATACTATTTTCATAATCCTTTAAATTCATTTGGACCAACAGGAGACGCACTTATTGTACGATAAAATGGTTTATATCCTGCATAGGTATGTTTATTATCTGACACAACACGACCATCATTATTAACCGTATAGTACCTTACCAAAGTTTCAGTTTCATAGTAACCAATGTAATCCCCAAAATTTATATCAACATTTAAATTATCTAAAGTTTTTTGATAAACAGAAACTCTAATATTCCCTGGCTCCATTTGATCCATTCTTGTTGACCCCATCATTTTATTTTCAGGAGCAGATACTTGAACAAACGCATTAAATTCAATTGGGGGTAAAAATTTAATTCCGTCCGAAACGGTTTCACCATAGACATCATCTGTTTTTGTCTTTTGTTTATCTATACGATATAACACACAAGTAAAATTCATATCACCAACTAACCACTCTTCCCCCATTGAAATATCAAGGTCAAAATCGTTCTCTCCGAAAAATTTACCTAACCTTGTAATAGGAATTTTATTTGCCATAATTACGGTTTTTATTGATAAATATCTTTTTTATTGTTATTTTTAATAAAAAGAGAATTTTGGATATTAATCAATCATTGATAGAACATAAAGCGTTAGAATTATTAGACTCATACTCGGGTGCCAATAATCATATATTGTATCTAAAAACCAAAAAAGAGAATAATAAAAAGTTTTACCCAACAAGAACTCAATCAGATTACATTATAAATTATTTTGACACAGTTCCTAAGGTTGCTCGTAAGTGGGTTGATCTTGATACGTATTTTGCAAAGAAGTTTGCTGAGGAAAGATATTTTATGGAAACTCCTGAAAAAATTTACATTGAGAAATTATTAGTTGAGAAAGAAAAATCGTACCATATTTGGGGTAAGTTCTTTGAAAAAGATCCTTTAACAGAATTTTGGGTTCCTAAATCATCATTAATAAAGACTCACAATGTTGAGGTAGTTGAGGTAGATTATTCTAAATACAGTCATAGACCCCCATTACAACATCAAAAAGAAGCAATAGAAAAATTGGCGGGATCAAGAAGATTTATTCTTGCAGATGATATGGGGCTAGGAAAAACAACTTGTACGATCATTGCCGCGTTAGAAACAGGATCAAAAAAAATATTAATTATATGTCCCGCATCATTAAAGATTAATTGGCAACGTGAAATTGAAAATTATTCAGATAGACCTGTTTATATCTCGGAAGGTAAGAAATTTTCAACTGAATCTGATTTTGTTATTGTTAATTATGATATCCTAAAAAATTTTCACAATACTACGGATAAAAATAAGTCTTTATTAGATCAATCAAATTTTGACCTTGTTATCTTAGATGAAGCTCACATGATCTCAAATCCTCAAGCACAAAGAACAAAAATAATAAATAATTTCGTTAAAAATATTAAAAGGGTTTGGTTATTAACGGGAACCCCAATGACTTCTCGACCAATGAACTATTATAACCTATTAAATATTATTGAATCTCCTGTTGCTCAAAATTGGATGGCTTACGCTATTCGTTATTGTCAAGGATATCAATTTATGGCAGGTAGAAGAAAAGTTTGGAATGTAACGGGAGCATCTAATTTGGAGGAATTAAGAGATAGAACTTCAAAACAAATTCTTCGTAGGTTAAAAGAAGATGTGTTGGATCTTCCTGATAAAATTATTTCTCCTGTATATCTTCGTTTGAAATCAAAAGAATATGAAGAACTGATGGGGGAATATTATAATTGGTTTGATAATAAAAAAGATGAATCGTCTTCTCTTACTGTTCAATTTTCTAAATTAATGAAAGTTAGAAAAGTTATTTCAAACGAAAAAACAAAACAAACAATCGAGTTTGCTGAAAATATTATTGAACAAGGTAAAAAGGTTATTATCTTCACAAACTTTACTGACACATTACAAACGATTTATCAACATTTTGGTAAACAAGCGGTTTATTTGGATGGTAGTTGTTCTAAACCTCATCGTCAACATGCTGTTGATGAATTTCAAGATAACGAAAAGATTAGAGTATTTGTTGGTAACTTAAAGGCTGCCGGTGTTGGTTTAACTTTGACCGCCGCTGAGGTTGTTATTATGAATGACTTATCTTTTGTTCCTGCAGAACATGCTCAAGCGGAAGATCGAGCATATCGTTATGGTCAAAAATCTAATGTACTTGTGTATTATCCATTATATGAAAATACAATTGAGGGTGCAATATATGATATCCTAAATCGTAAAAAAAAAATTATCAGAACTGTAATGGGGGATGAAAATCCTGAGAATAGTGGAGACGTTGTTGAAGAAATTTTAGACATTATAAATAAAAAAAGATAATATTATTGTTGTTGTTATATTTATATAAAAATAAATATATTATGAAAAAAACAATAAGATTAACGGAATCTGATTTAGATCGTATTGTTAGACGAGTAATAAGAGAAGAAGATTCAAGTATGGGTGGTGCTTTATCGTGTGTTGCAACATCATTAAAATTAAAATTATCTGACCTTGAAAAAATTATACCTTGTAGAACATTAAATAAAGAATCAGGACAAACAATGACAAATCTTAAAAGTTGTCTTGCAGGGGCTAAAAGTATAATAGACGAAAAAACTAAAGATATGGACTTTTTTGATAAATCTAGATATTATACAAATCTTCTAACTGATACAGCAAAGTGTATTGTTAAAAAATAAAAATATTTTACAATTATCGTTATATTTATAAAAAAACAAATATATTATGAAAAAAACAATAAGATTAACAGAATCTGATTTATCTAGGTTAATTAGAAGAGTTATTAAAGAAACAGAAAATGATATTCCTCAAGAAATTATGGGTTGTGCAACAGAAGTGTTAACATTAACTGATATGGTTAGTATCCCAACTTGTTTGGAATTAGGAATGGAAATAATTACTTCTAAAAAAATACCAACAGATTTTATGAAAGGGTTTGCATGTGTTTCTGAATTAGGAAAATTAAATAAAAAACCTGAAGACGCTTTGAAATTTTTTACTTGTGTTTTAAAAAACATAGGTAATGTAACACCAGTAATGAATACTATGGAATCAAGAAAAAGAAGATAGTTATGAATAATAGTAGAAGTCAAACAAAAATTAGAAAAACTCAACAAGTTAATTTACTTGTTGAACAAAGATATTTAAAACAAAAAGGTTTATTATTTGAAAATATTGAGGAATTTCAAGAATGTTTTGATTCATTTGGTTTAACTAATGAAAATATACCTGAAAGTTGTAAATCAGTTACAAATAGGGATGAATTTATAGAATGTAAAAATGAAATAAATTTAGCAATAAAGGGAATGGGAAATAAGGTATCTGAGTTTAACGAATTATTTGATTGTTTGGAGGGAAAAGCATCAAGTTTAGGATATTTAACATCTCAAGATAATAATAATTCTTTTACTGATGGGTTTAAAGGATGTTTTAACACTTTATCTGAATTTGATAAAGAGTATGTACCAGAAAGTTGTCAATTAATTAGTAATGAAGAAGAATTTAATACATGTATAGATGATATTTATGAAGAAATGGAACCAAACATGGATGCAGAAAAAGTTGATTCGTTAATTGAATGTTTAAATGGTGAAGCAACTATGTTAGGTTATTTAGATCAAGATAAAGATTAAAAACCATATTAATAAAAATAATATTATAAACCCACCACACAGGTGGGTTTTTTATTTTATATGATATTTATAAATAATGAAAGCAACAATTAAACACATTAAATGTGATATGTCCAAAGAAGATAAAACTTTAATGGAAGATTTTATAAAATATTTACAAAAAAAATACCCAATTAAAAACAATGTTACAATTATGTTTTTAGGTGAAAGAAATGGTGAAATGTCAACTGGAAGTAGAACAGAAAATTCAGAACTTAAAATTTTAACTAAAGGTCGATTAAATCGTGATGTTTGTAGGACATTGGCTCATGAATGGGTACACGAATGGCAACGAACAACTAAAGGTATGGAAAGAGGTCAAGATATTGGTGGTCAAAATGAAGATGAGGCTAATTCTGAAGCCGGATCGGTTATTAAAAAATTTGAACGTGACTTCCCTAAATATGAAAAATTTATGTATGAAGGTTTAGTTGGTATTGGAAAAAAAATAAATTTAATAAACGAACAAATTATATTATCTGAAAAAGAAAATATACGTGAAAACTTTATATTAGAGATGAAAAAAATTGGTATTGATAAACTACCTTATTCATATTCATCAATAAATAAATTTGTTGACCCTGAAACAATGAACATTCATTATAATAAACATTATAAAGGGTATGTTAAAAAATTAAATGATGCTTTATCAAAAAAAGATTATGGTGATGTTGAGTTAGAAGATATTGTTAAATCTATTGGAAAATATGATACGGTAATTAGAAATAATGCTGGAGGAGCATTTAACCATGCTTTGTTTTGGAAAATGTTATCACCAAAAAAACAAAAACCAAGTGGTGAAATATTTGACGAGATCACAAAACAATATGGTAATATAAAAAAAATGAAAGATGAATTTAATCAAACCGCCAAAGATAGATTTGGATCTGGATGGGTTTGGTTAATTTTAACAAAAAAAAATACTTTAAAAATAATGTCAACACCCAACCAAGACAATCCAATGATGAGTGTTGTTAAAGACGGTGGTTATCCTTTATTAGGACTTGATGTTTGGGAACACGCATATTATCTAAGATATAGAAATAAAAGAGATGAATACATTAGAAATTTTTGGAATTATGTAAATTGGGAATTTGTTAATGAGTTATATTTGTTGAGAACTAAAAAATAAGATATTTATAAATAAAAACTATGTCAATAATTTCAGAACCAGAAAGAAGTAAATTATATACAAGAATTCGTCACCTATTAGGTGCTCCTCTTCGTAGTGTTGAGTTAGAAGACGAACAAATGGATACATTGTTAGAATTTTCTATTGATGATTATTCACAATATATACAAGATTGGTTAATAGAATCACAATGGTCTAATCTTTGGGGTTTAAATGTTGAAACACAATCATTAGCAAAAGCATTTATCTCTAAAAGTTTAGATTATGAAACAAGATACACATATGCCTATTCTAAAATTGTAGGATTACAAGCTGGTGGTGACTATGTTTTAAAGAAAGATTACATTCAATTAGTTGGTAACCAACAAATATATGAAATACCTGCGTGTAGAGAACTTAACGAATTACTGTGGTTTTCTCCCGCAGAATTAAATAATACGTTAATAGATCCGTGGACTTTTGGTGGTATTGGAGGTGGAGGATTAGGAGGACCGGGTGGATTTACTCAAATGGGTAACATGGCGGGTAGTTACTTTATGATGCCAGCGTTTGATATGTTATTAAGAATGCAAGAAATTAATATACAAAGAAGAATAATCCAAGGTGATTTAACATATAGGGTTACAGCGTTACCTGAAGGTAAAAAAGCAATTCACTTAATGAATACACCTGGAGGTAAATTTGACTTCGGTAATGGTACATTAATGAAAGGTAGAGTTTGGTATTGGTATTATGATGCTTGTGAAGAGGATAAAGACAATTGTTTAAAAAATAATCCTGATATAATTCAAATGCCATCAGATGTACCATTCCAACAAATGTCTTGGGTTGATCTAAATAATCCGGCACAGGTTTGGGTTCGTAGATGGTTTACAGCATATTGTAAAGAAACATTATCAAGAGTCCGAGGTAAATTTAGTGGTAACATTAAAACTCCCGATTCTGAATTAACAATGGATTACACTTCTTTAGCAACTGAGGCAAAAGATGAAAAAACAAAACTAATAGATGAACTTACAGGACCTGAAGGTAGGTTAACAAGATTAAAACCTGAAAAAGTAATGGAAAGAGAAGCGTTAATTGCAGAAAACTTAAATAAATCACTTAAGTTTAGAGCAATGCCAAGACAAATATATGTTATATAAATGGTATCAATAATTAATATCCCAAAAAGAAAAATTATTATAAAAGGTGAAGTTACAACTCAAGTTACAACTCAAGTTACAACTCAAGCATATGTCCCCGATTATAAAATTGTTTCCGAAATACAATACACTTCTAATGGAGAAAAATTAATTATTGCAAAAGACATTAACGAAACAACAATAACTTTAGATTCTACAAAAAATTCAAAAGTTATTATAAAAGCATTAACAAATGTTAGGTTATTACCTGATATTGGTAAAATTGATGAGGAATGGGATGAACTCCAATTAGATTGGGGGGCTTGTGTACAGTTTCAGTTTGTAGAAGGAAACTGGATAATACTATCTTCAGACGGGTTGAAGATGTCTTAAAACCTCATCATTTAAGAAACTTATAGGTATTGTTCCCACCCTGGCTCCGCAAATTCATATATGTAATTAGGGTCAATACCAACTTTATTCCAAAAATCTATTTCACCTTGTTCCATTTTCATTAAATTTTCATAAATATCATCTTGGTCTTCAGGACTAAATGGTTTACCATTAATTAATTTACATTGGTCTGTTGTATAAAAACTTCTATCCTCTGGATTCTTAACTAATAATGTTTTTCTAACCTCATCATCAAAAACTATTGTAAGAGGTTCAACTCGCTTATTAAATGTTGCAATTGCTCTTTGAATATTATAACTTCCTAACATCTCAGGATTATTTTCTAAATCAGATGGATTAATTCTATAACAATTAAGTTGTACAAATGATTCCATTGAATCTTTTAGGGGTACTCCATAACTTTTAATGTGTTCGGATATCTGTTCCTGTGACCAACCTTTATTTGGTTTATTAATTTTTTGAACGTCACCATGAGAAGCTTTTGTTCCGTTGTTTACATATAGGATTGTATCTCCAAGATTTGACTGTATACCATCTTTTATAATAAGTTCCATGTGTGCTTGTCTAGACATTAGATTACCAGCTATGGTAGTTTGTTTACTACGTTTAATATAATTCTCTACACTTAATTTAACTCTTGATTTAGAAGCAATTTCAGCCAACGGAACTTTTTCGTCAAATATCTTTTGTATATATTCGTAATACCACTCAATAAATTCTTTACCGTTACCATTAAGTAATTGTTTAACCCCCTTATCTAAGAACTTCTCAATATATTTTGGCATCTTTTTAGATTTGATACTATTACCGGTAAATTTTATTTTACCATTTTGTTCCATAGTTGCGTAGTTCTTACGAGCCAAGTTAATACACGAATCCCAAGTACCATCACAATCAAGACCCATTTCACCTTTCATAAATATATCGTTAAACTCCGCAACATCGGCATCATAACCACGATATTCTTTACCCTCTTTAACTAACCAGTTATTTCCTTTTCCAATATAAACACGTCCATCAACACCACCCTCAGGTAATGAGAAGTTCATACCATCGGTGTCACATACAAGAGGACTATATCCTCGTTTACTAAAGAACTTTAACATTTGTCGTAAATATTGTCTACCTGTAGTTGTAATCTGTTCCCCCATATCAATATCTCCCCACGGAAATACCTGTGGTGCCGATAACGATCCGAAGAACGCATTGATAAAGATCTTAATTGGTAATTGTTTACGGTCAAATGATGTTGATTTCTTCTTATCAATCGTCTTATACTCTGCTGCCAAATTCTTATACATAATACGAGAGTTACGGAAGTAAGTTAATAATCCCTTCATCGCCCCTGTTATATCACACTCAGGAAACACGTCATGAACTAACTGAATGGATGGGTATAGTGATGAGTAGTCAAGTTTTAATACGTCCTTAGAATAACCTACTTTAAGTAAACGTGATAGACCACCAACAAAATTTCTTCTTTCTCCTTTTTTAGGAATTGCTAACCCATATTTATATGACCAAGCCAACATTACCATTTTCCAAAGAGTTGCGGTACCCATTGTAGATGCTCTTTCATATGTGGTTGGTACCAATGATGATAATAGAAACGTTGCTTGGTTGAATTCGTCATCCACAATCAACGTTTCCTCAAGGTCATCATCAAGATAACGTTCAACTATGTCATCCCCAGTTGTTTTAAGATATACATCTCCTCTTCTTACACATATCTCATCAATCTTTGGGTCAATACCTACTTTTTTATATTTACCATTATCAGTATTTAACCAATATTCATCTTTTTCTGCATACATTGAACCAATACTTGTATGGTCAATATAGATACGATCTTTTGCTTCGGCATCAATATACTTGGTAATATATTTCAAACCTGCCTCTTTAATGTTTGAGTTGATTGCTTGTGATCTACGAACTGAGTGAATAATATCAATTACATTATATCCCCACATTTGAACTTGATTAAATTTCTCAACCTCATTTGCCAATTTTAACATTGACTCTCTTTGAGATATTGTTTTTTTACCATTTAATGAAAATGATATTTTTTTAATATCTAAGTTTAATGCCTTACACCTTTCAAAAATCCAAAACCAATCAAAGTTTGCTGAGTTATATCCCGCAATAATTGAAGGTTTAATTTCGTTTATTGTTCTAAAAAATTCAACAATACCTGATCGTTCTTCATCTTCATTTGAACATTCAATAACCTTTTGAAAACCTTTATTTGTTTTCATTCCAATCATAAATATTCTACCATCTCTTGGTTCTAAAGAGGTAGTCTCAAGGTCAAATACAAACCTTGTGATATCATTATATTCTTCAAATCCTTTAAATAATCTTTTTTCTTTTGAGATGAGGTATTGTTCTACCGGAGACACCATTAATATTTTGTCTTTTGTCTTTTCCCCCCATGGATCAATTCCCCCTTCACGAAAGAATTGTATTAATGATCGATAACCTTTAATTGATTTAACTATGAATGTTAATCCTTCTTCTAATTGTTTACTATTGTCTGTTCGGAGTTTTTCTATTAGAATACCGTACTTACCCATTGCTTGTTTTTGTAGAGATTTCGATCCTTCATAAAAATTAAGACCATGTAAATCACCTACCCACGCAAATGCTATGAGTGAATCTTGTTGAATAACTTTACCTTTTCCCGGTACTTCTTTAATTTTAAAAATGTGGTCTGAAGCATAGTCAAACTCTACCGCAACTATGTGCTGTTCAGGGTCATTCCCCTCCAAGAAACTTTTAATTTCTTCTTGTGATATCATACGTTTTAAATTTGGTATATTGGCTGCCGTGTATAACGACATTCACCTTTGTTAAACAAAGATATGAAAAAAATAATTATGTGTCAAATTATTTTTAATAAGGGTTATTATTTATATGAACCTAAGTTTAAAATAATGAAGTAACTAATAATTAAAAACACAAAATTAGTTACTTCATTCTATATAATATATTTTAAACTCCTCCTCCGTCTGATATTATCCAACCTTTTGTATTTATTAAATAATCTTTTGCTGCTTGTCCTCCTAATATTGTATAGTTAGCCGAACCAAAAGATATTCTAAGTCCTGTATTAACATTCTGACTAGCCCACCCATTAAATAACGCATCTAAGTTAGCGGAAGAAAATGTTAAAGGTGTTTTACCATACATAAACCTAAGACCTGAAGTAGAAGATGGAAGATTATCAAAGTTTTCCGTAACACTTGTCACAATCCAACTTGATATGTCTTGATTGAATGCGGTAGCTCCTGCAAACATATTTTTCATATCAATAACTGATGAAGTATCCCAGCCATTTTGACCTTGAACAAGTGGTAGGTCGAATCCACTAAATTGAAACATACCTTCCATATCAATAACTGATGAAGTGTTAAACAAAAATTGGCTATTAAATGATGTACAGTTTGCAAACATACCACCCATATAAATAACTGATGATGTATCAAAACTCAATGATTGATTAAATAATGGACAATTCATGAACGTACTCGTCATTATTGTAATTAATCCTGTGTTCCAAGAATTTATATTATTAATAGTTGTAAGAGAAGAACAAAAACCAAACAGTTGCGAAAAAGTTATATATCCTGTCATATCTAAAGTGTCTTGAACTGTACTTAAAGTTAAATTTGAACATGCCCAAAATCTTGGTGGCATACTACCTACGTTTTGTATTTGACCCCATCTTTCTACTGTTCTAATCTGTAACCTTCCATTTGGAGTACTCATGAAATCCCAACCTTTAATAATTCCACATATAGTTACTGTGTAAGTTCCCGGAGTTACGTAGGTATGGGTTCTATTTGCATAACTATTAACACTAGTGGTACCATCACCCCAATCAATAACACCCGTATAAATAACTGGGTAAGTATTAGAAAGATAAGGTAAAGTGATAGTTTCATTTGGAACAAGAGTTTCCCATGTTGTGGTAAAATCTGTTCCAGAGAATGGTACGCATTGTGATGGGTCAAACCCTGGTGTTGCGGTTACGGTTGGTGTTGGTGTTGATGTTTTTGTTGGGGTTGGTGTTGGTGTTTTTGTTGGTGTAGGTGTTTGAGTATTTGTTGGTGCTGGGGTAGGACTTGGAAGATTATCGTCACAATTATAAATTCCAGCAACAAACCCACCAATAGTTTGAACAATTACATAGGTAGAACTAACACCAGGAGATCCAAGATTAAAAACGTAATATCCATCATAAATATGTTGACAACTATATAATGGATTCGTTCCCAGACCATACCAAACTTCTGAACCAACTTGAATTGGATTTCCATCAGTCTGATGTACTTGACCAAGCATACTAGTAGGTGGCCCGCCAGTAAGATCAGCCCAATAAGTATTAACACCCGCACAAGCACTACTCAAACTACTTGTAAAATTTGTAATTACGTTAGTGTTTAGGTCCACAATTGCATATTTCAGACTTATATTATATAAATTTGTGGGTCTAACACAAAGTCCCGTTGGGGTTGGAGTTGTTGTTTGTGTTGGAGTTGTTGTTTGTGTTGGAGTTTGTGTTGGAGTTGGAGTCAGTGTTCTTGTTGGAGTTATAGTTGGTGTTGGTGTTTTTGTTGGTGATAATCCTGGTGTTGATGTAACGGTTGGTGTTGGTGTTCCTGATCTTCCCGGTGTTGGTGTTGGTGTGGAGGTTGGAGTAGTGGTTGGAGTTGGAGTAGGACCACAACAGTTTCCTGATTGTATAATTATGTTTAAATTTCCTGCAATATATCCGTGTGTTGGGATATTTAATGAACAAGTTGTATAACCTGAAGTTTGTGATTCTACTAAAAGTACTTGTGGATAACCTTCACAATTATTGTAATAAAGATATGTATCAGACACAGTATTATTCTGATAATAGTATGTTCTACATCCGGTAAGACATCCTGTTGATGTTACGGTAGGAGTGTTTGTTGGTGTTGGCGTTGGCGTTTTTGTTTTTGTTGGTGTTGGTGTTGGTGTTGGACATGGGTGGGTACTCAAACACAATGCACAGTTACCACTGGTTGTGTCCATCAGATATATAGTTGCGGTTGGTTGAGACTGAAAAAGTCCAGTAACTTCATAACATTGTCCATTGGTAGCAATAAGTACTTGTCCTATGGGAGTTCCTACCGGTAAACTAATATATTCAAGTATTGATTTATCACAACAACTACTAACAGTATAAATAAAATAAGTTGGTGTTGGTGTTGGTGTTTTTGTTTTTGTTGGGGTTGGGGTTGGGGTTGAAGTTTGTGCTAGGGTTTTTGTTGGTGTTGGGGTTGGAGTTTTTGTTTTTGTTGGAGTTGGTGTGGGGGTTATACAAGGATCTACAGGATTTATTGTTGGAGTTGGAGTTGGACAAGTTTGGTTGCAAACGGCAATAAAAATGGCACCTGCAGTATAAGATGAATTACTATCAAGACAGTAAAGTAATGTTGTACTACCACCTGTAGGTATTGTTTGAGTTCTTGATATACCACAACAATCAAACCAATTGACGTTAAATGAGGATCCACTATTATTAACATATCTAGCATATACACAACTAGATGAATTTGTTGGAGTTTTTGTTGGTGTTGGTGTTGGTGTTGGTGTTATCGTTTGAATTGAGTTACTACATATTGATAATAAAGAACCATTCTTTTCACCAAAAGCACCATTACCATTAATTGTAAGAGATGTAAAACTTACTGAATTTTGTATAAGGAATTTACCTCCCCCTCCGCCAGGTCCTGTGGGTATAGTTCCGCAAATAATTTGGTTACCAGTTATTGTCATAAAACAACTTAATGTGGTTGAGACTGTAGGTATACCACTTCCACTATTAGTTGTAAAAATGAAATTTTCATTTTCATCACATGCAGTTATAAATATTATAATATTATTAACGGGAGAACTAAAATTCATAGTATAAGAAAATGGTCCATTTTGACCTAACCATTTTGAGTTAGGTGGAGTTATTACTCCCCCACAACTAGTAAATGCATTTGGATATCCCTGAACACTACCGGTAAATGAATCGGTTATTGTTATCCCATTAATTGTTGTTGGAGGTACAACACTTGAAAGACATTGTAA